AAGTAAAAGAAATCCGTCCTGCATCACAGCCTGTTATGGAAGGTGCAATGACTGCGGTAGGTGTTACTGAACAAGATCGTGTATTAGTTAAGATTCGTCCTATCTTACCTCAGAACTTCTTGATTGACCCTGTTGCAGTATCAATTGAAGAAGCGTTAGGTGTAGCTATTGATGAATTTGTACCTCTTCACCAAGTACAAGCAGGTATTGATGCAGGTATTTACTTTGATGTAGACATTCAAGTAGCTGCTCCTGATGAAGCACTTGAAGCAGATCAAGATCTTACTACGTATAATGACGATAAAGTACGTTTGACTAAATACTATGGTAAAGTACCACGTGAATTACTAGAGTCAGATGACGAAGTTAAGGTAGAAATTGACACTAAAGATACCTATGTAGAGGTAATTGCTGTTATTGCTAACGGTGATACTCTTCTTAAACTAGAAGCTAACCCATATATGATGCAAGATCGTCCTGTTGTTGCATTCCAATGGGACATTGTACCTTCTCGTTTCTGGGGACGTGGTGTTTGTGAGAAGGGTTATAACTCTCAGAAAGCACTTGACACTGAGTTACGTGCTCGTATTGATAGCTTAGCACTAACAGTACACCCAATGATGGCCGTTGATGCGTCACGTTTACCACGTGGTGCTAAGATGGAGATAAAACCGGGTAAGACATTACTTACAAACGGCAATCCTGCTGAAATTCTGCAGCCATTTAACTTTGGTCGTACTGATACTGTAACATTTGAGCAAGGTAGAGACCTTATGCAGATGGTTCAGATGGCTACAGGTGCTATCGATACAGCAGGTATGCCGTCATTTGCAGGATCTGAAGCGACTGCTGCAGGTATCTCTATGTCTCTTGGTGCAATCATCAAGCGTCATAAACGTACATTGATTAATTTCCATGAAAATTTCCTTGTTCCTTTTGTTACCAAAGCTGCTCACCGTTATATGCAGTTTACTCCTGAGTTATACCCTGCTAAAGATTTTAAATTTGTAGCAGCATCTACTCTAGGTATCATTGCACGTGAGTATGAAGTAACACAATTAGTACAATTACTGCAAACTATGTCGCCTGAGTCACCAATGTACCCATTGTTGATTGAGTCAATCGTAGATAACATGAATCTTTCTAATCGTGAGCAAATTATCCAGAAGATTCGTGAAGCTAATCAGCCTAATCAACAAGCAATGCAGATGCAACAGGCTAAGTTTGAATCTGACATGGCATTCCAACAGGCTCAAACCGCAGCATTGCAGGGTCAGGCCGCAGAATCTCAAGCACGTACTGCTAAGTACCGTATGGAGACTGAAGCAATCCCTGAAGAGTTGGCAATCGATGAGCTTACTGCAGTGGCTAAGGCTACAGATTTGCTAGATGGTAACGCTAACGCAATCAAACTAATGGAACTACGTTTGAAGAAACAACAAATGGAATCTCAAGAACGAATGGCAGCAAATTAATGATTACACGTAAAGAACTTGAAGACGTTCTATCACAATTGAACGCAATCTTTGAGCGTATTGAGCGCAGAATTGAAAAACTAGAAGAACTGGCTAAGAAACCTGTAGGGCGGCCGAAAAAAACTACTTGACTTTTACTAAATAATATGCTATAATAATACTATCTTATAGCATAATCTCAGGAGAATGTCAATGGCACCTGAACTAGAAAAATATTACGAACAGTACTTTGATCTCTTTGTAACAGATGGGTGGAAACAATTCATCTCTGATATCTCTGCTAACCTAGAGTCGTTTGACATTAGAAACATTGAAAAGTTTGGAGATCTAAGGTACTCACAAGGTCAAGTTAAAGTAATTGACCAGATAATTAATTGGGAAACATTGATACGCAATACCTACGCGGAGCTTGAAAAAGATGCCTCGTAGGATATTTGAGTTTCAGTGTGCCAATAATCACATAACTGAAAGGTATATCGATGCGGAGATCCGCGAAGTCGAATGCTCAGAATGTGGTGAACTAAGTAAGCGGATAATTTCTCCTGTCCTAATTGGCGGATACATTGGATCTGACAAGTGGGCTGAAAGACATGAGAAAGCTGCTTTAAAATAATCTTATCCACAATACTGTAAAGTACGGAGTTTAATAATGGCAGAGTTTTTGGATGTTAGTCCAGAAGAAGAACTGCAAGATGGCGAAGAACTAGCCACTCTTGAAGAAGAGAATACAACTGAACAGGAACCTGAAGAGGAAACTCCTGAAGTTGAGACTGAAGAAGAAGAGGATGATCTACCTGAAAAATACAAAGGTAAATCAGCTAAGGATATTATCCGAATGCACCAAGAAGCTGAGAAGTTACTTGGCCGACAATCTTCTGAAGTAGGCGAACTACGTAAACTTGTAGACAACTTTATTCAGACACAGACAGCGCAAGCCGCAAAGCCCAATGAGTCCGAAGAACAGATTGATTTCTTTGAGAATCCACAAGGTGCAGTTGAACAGCTAATCAACAATCACCCTAAGTTTAAGCAGACTGAAGATATTTCTAATCAGCTTAAGCAACAACAAACTATGAATCAACTACAGACTAATCATCCAGATTATGCTGAGATTGTAGGTAGTGATGAGTTTGCTAATTGGGTGATGGGTTCTAAGGTACGTCAAGAATTATTTAAACGTGCTGATAACCAGTTTGATTATGATGCTGCTGATGAGTTACTTTCTACTTGGAAGGAACGCAAAAGCATTGTCAAGCAAACTAAAGAACATGAAGAGACAGCTAGAAAACAACAAGCTAAAGCAGCATCAACAGGTACTGCTAAAGGCTCTGGTGAAACTCCTAGAAAGAAGATCTATCGTAGGGCAGACATTATTAAGCTAATGCAAAATGACCCGCAACGATACCTAGATCTCGCTGATGAGATTACTCTAGCGTATAGTGAAGGTCGAGTTAAATAACTTACACTATTGAGGTGATCTAAAATGGCACTTGGTTCTAACCACGTCACGAATACCACAGCAGCAACGTTTATTCCAGAGCTGTGGTCTGATGAAATCGTAGCAGCATACAAGAAGAATCTTGTTCTTGCTAATCTTGTAAATAAAATGCCTATGAAAGGCAAGAAGGGTGATACTCTTCATATTCCTAAGCCTACCCGTGGCTCTGCTTCAGCTAAGGCAGCATCTACTCAAGTAACTCTACAAGCAGCTACTGAGTCAGAAGTTACCGTAACTGTTAACAAGCACTATGAGTACTCACGTCTTATCGAAGATATTACTGAAGTACAGGCTTTGGCATCATTGCGTAAGTTCTACACCGATGACGCAGGTTACGCTCTAGCTAAGCAAGTTGATGACGACTTGTTTACTTTGGCTAAATCTTTCGGTAACGGTGATGGTTCATCTTACGCTACTAACAATGCGTTCTACATTGATGGTACTAACGGTTTGTCTACCTACGCGGCTGACACTGTAACTACCGCAGACGTATTTACTGACGCAGGTTTCCGCGCTCTTATCCAAGAGTTGGATGACGCTGATGTTCCTATGGATGGCCGTTTCTTGGTTGTTCCACCATCAGCAGTTAACACCATTCGTGGTATTGATCGTTACGTGTCTTCTGACTTCGTATCTGGTCAGCCTGTAGTTAACGGTAAGATTGGTACTTTGTACGGTATTGACATCTTTGTTTCTACCAACTGCCCAGTTGTTGAAGCTGCAGCAGACAACAGTGCTTCTTCTGTTGATACTCGTGGTGCTATCTTAGCACACAAAGATGCAATGGTACTTGCTGAGCAAATGGGCGTTCGTTCACAAACTCAGTACAAGCAAGAGTACCTTGCTAACTTGTTCACCTCAGATATGCTGTACGGCACAGCAGTGATTCGTCCTGAATCAGGTCTGTTGGTAGCAATGCCAGACTAAAGTCTGACTAGAGGCTAGGGCGTTCTGCTCTAGCCTCTTCCCTTCCTCTCCACAATTAATACTTAGTTAGAAGGGATTCCCTTATGTCAATTTATCGCGGATCAGGTGGCTCAGGTACGGCAGATGACGTAGCTGCGCTCAATGAAATTGCTAATTATACAAACGAAGCTGAAGGCTACAAAGATGCCGCAGCTTCTTCTGCATCGTCAGCAGCAAGTTCAGCATC